CCGTCAATGGCAGCAACATAAGCACTTCGTATCTCAGCCCCTTTTGCTTTTGCCTTGTCCGGGGAAAGACTTTGGTCATAACTAAGTCCTATCTTTTGATCGCCTGCCCCATACAGAAACGCATAGGTAACAGTCTTTACTAGTCGCCTTGATATGCCTATCTTATCGGCATTCTCTTGGTGTATATCACCGTTGAGAAGTACGTCTCCGTAGCGGCCTCCATCATATCTAGCAAGGTAGTGTGCGAGCATTCTAAGCTCAATCCCTGCGAGATCAGCACCAACCATGACATAGCCAGGGCTAGCAGTAAATAGTTTTCTAAAGTTAAGATCACTCGGCACCTGGGCAAGGTTTGGATTACGGTGTGCACATCTGTGCGTGTTAGTTGATACTGAGCAGTGATGATGGATGCGGTTGCCTCTGATCAACTTGAGCCAGGCATTCTTGCCCTCAGACAACATACCAAGTTGTTTAGTAAGCTCAAGACAGCGATAGAACTGTAACGCCTCCTCAGTGCCTATATCTTTGAGAACAGTCTCGTCAATGGCAGTCTTGCCACTTGCTGTCTCTTTATCTGGTACCCATCCATGGTGATTCTTCATGACCCATGCAATGTGATCACGACTACCAGGGTTGAACTCCTTTAGTTTAGTGAGAGGAGCACCTGCGACGTATCCTGTGGTTCTGTTAACTCTCTTAGGAGTAAACTCTCTGTCTTTAATGAGAGGGTACCTGTTGCGTAGTAGCTGAGTAAGAGTTTCAAGCTCTCGTCTGAGAGACGATTCAAGTTCCCATGCAGCAGGCTCATCAAAGTACCACCCATGTATCTCTTGCTGGGTGAGGATAGTCGCAACGTCATGTTCTAGTTGGATGAAGTCAGGTAGGGTTGGAAGTGTTGCCATAACTTCTGTGTTACTTGTACGTCTTGTAAACAATAGTCTTGCATCTCTTGTGACCAACTCTTCCAGTCGGTATCCTTACCAAACTCACCCTTGTATTCACCTAACCTGTAACCATAGGATTCCAGTGAGTGGCGTCCTTGAAGTTGTGGTGGCATATTCTTCCACCTACGCTTCTGATCGGTCTTTAGCATGTCAGCGTGATAAATGCGACTGAGAACCAAAGTATCCACAATCCTACAATTGGGGGTAAACCAAGGATAGAGCTTGCGGAGCACAGGAATATCGTAACCGATAATATTATGACCAATAAGGCAACAGGCATCTTCGAGGAGCTGGACGCCCTTCGTAATAGGTTGCTCAGTACCTTCATCGTTGAAGACAAGTGTTTGTTTAGCGTCGAGATCATAGATGCCGATACAGTGAACCTTGGTGCAATCATCGTATAGACCGTCAGTCTCTAAGTCAAAGATAAGGTTCATGGAACTATCTGGAAATTCCGGAAGGTTGCCTAACGTGTAGGTTCACTTACCAGTCCACTTATAGGTCTTATCAACGAACTGTGCTTTCTTTACTGCATCAGGCGTGGGAGGATTAGGGCGCTTTACTTTAGAAGTCGGTTGTTGGGTCGAAGTCATCAGCTTCAGTCTCAGTAAATTTACAGGTATCAAGGTCGTAGGTAAGCTGACAAGCTACACCTACTTCCCCACTATAACGGTTTTTGAGGATTCGCACAGTCGTAGAAGAGCCTCCTCGATCCGCTTGCTGGTTCCGTTCAAGCGCAATAACTCCATCTGACAATTGAGCAATAGCTGCCGAACCTCGAAGTTGTCCAAGTGTGACTCGTGCACCTTCTTCGTGGTTTGTGTCATTAGATGTACGTCGTAGGTGGGATACAAGGAACATAGCAATGCCAGTACGCTCTACAAGAGAACGCAGTTTGGTCATTGTAACATCAATCATCCGCCTTTCGTCACCCTCTAGTCCAGACATAAGGATAGATAGGTGGTCAAGGAAGATGACCTTAGTGTCTAGCCCGCAAGCAAGGTATTCAATTCGGTTATAGATAACGTCTGGGTCGAAAGAACCGAAGCCATCAAAAAGAAACAGGTTCCACTTAGCAAGACTGTAATTATAAGCTTCGGTGAGGGCAGTTCTGTCATGATTACCAAGGTGAAGTGATTTACCAACAGCAGCGGACATCAGTCCAAGGGCAGTTCGTCTATTTGACTCTTCAAGTGCCAGATAGCCGACCCGTTCTCCATTGCAAAGCAGATGAGTTGCAAGCTCACGACAGAATGAGGATTTTCCAATACCAGATCCTGCAGTAATTGTGACAAGCTCTCCATACCTGATCCCGTGGAGTTTACGCTGTAGTCCATTGAACGGGTAGTCATGATCTGATGGTGGATTGGGTGTGGTTACAAGATCTAGAAGAGATTTGCCGTCTACGATTCCATCCGGACGGTAAGGTTTCGCGTCCCATATAGCGCGACGAATTGCTTCAGTGTCATTAACCTGAAGGGCGTCTGAGGCGTCCTTGTACGCCTCCAAACGGGCGATCTTTGTCTTGCCAGGTGGTAGGACCCCTGCTGCTTCCTCCGATGCCTTACGGCCTGCCTCGTCATTGTCGAAGAACAGGACAATCTCCTCATAACCCTGAAGCCATTGGAGAGACCGTTGAATCGACTTCCTTGCCGCTGCGGCACCGCTAGGTAGAGATACCATCGGCCACCCCGGCATAGCCTCACTACATGAAGCTGCATCGAGTTCCCCCTCAGTGATAACGACTCGTTTTCCAGTGGCGGGAAACAAATGTTGTCCAAAGAGTGTTCCAGGTGTTTCTCCTTCATAACTAAAGATTTTACTCTTAGTCTTTACTTTACAGCCTTTAACGACTCCAGCATCGTCGAAATAATAGAAGCGTAGAACGTCTCCATCTTTGTAGATGCGGTATTGTTGGCAAACCTTTTCTGAGATGTTCCGCTTTTGCAGCCGCTCGGCTGAACCTCGGAGTTGAACATTGGTAGACATTGTGTGATTGTGAACATCGCCATCACCTTTAGTGTAGGCGTTACATGAGAAACAAAAGATGTGACCATCTGAGTACAGACTAGCTGCGTCAGATGATCCACAACTGTCACACGGTAAGTGCCTGACGAACTCGCTTTCGGATGTCTGCATATGCTCGTGCCTGTTTATCATGATACTCGAACCAAGAGTCTAGTGCTCGATAGAAGCCTTGGATAATGTTCTCCGTGGTAATTGCATCCTCTGAGTCTACATCAGCGAGTAGATCACTGAACATATCCTCGTAGAACTCAACAGAACCGTATTGTGTGGGTCGCATTACTTTTGGTGGTAAGTTTGAATCAGCTCTTCGTAAGCATCGAGTTCATCCTCGAACGCTTCGATGATGTCATTCGGTGAGCTAGTACTATCGAAGGCATCAATCAGAGCAGCAACAACCTGCCTGATTTTATTTACGTCAGCCATGAAATAGGTATCGAGTGGAATGAACAGTATTGAAAGCCGTGCTTTTCGCACCACTTAGCATAAGTGGTCTTGGATCCCTTGTAGATCTTATTGTGGGGTGATTGAAATACGAACCGAATGTCAAGGTCAGGATGTGCTGCCTTAACTGCTTTCATCTTACGCCTATCCTCCTCCGTTAGTTGTCCTTTGGTTTCTAGATAGATACCGTTAGGAAGGAGGAAGTCTGGCGTGTAGTTGCATTGCAGTACGTAAGGTACCTTGGTTAATTCGTATTCGTATTTTACACCCAGGTTGGTGAGAAGATCAGCGACCTTCTCTTCAAGTCCTGAGCGAAACGCCATCAGAAGTCGTCATCCTCCACAATATCATCAACTACATCAGCTGTGGTAGTAGGTGCTGAACTAGCCTTGAAGCCAGTAGTCTGACCAAACAGTGCAGCTACTTCAGTTTCACCAAGATCGCCGCGATCAATACCAGCAGCGCCGCCAAGCTCTACGACCTGTACACCAACAAGCTTCAGGCTAGTGCCATAGGTGACACCATCCTTGAGGATGTAGGGCTTCTGTCGGAAGGCAAGCTTGACCTTACTACCACTGTAGACAGGCAGATCACGGTTAGTGATAGGTGTGCCCTCACTATCTACAACAGGAGGACGGTTCTCTTCATTCCAGGAGAACTTGGTCTTGTAGGAACCTTCAGCTACCTCTTCCCATGGTTCAGGTTTGAGGACACTACGCTTGGGGTTCTTCAGTTTGGACTCTGCCCACTTGAGTGTTTCTTTGCGATCCTCCTCCAATGCTTCGATGAGCTGGGAGTCCAGGAGTGCAGACAGTGAGTAACCAAACTTAGATGGTTTCAGTACAGCTTGATAACCTTCAAGGACAACAGGCTGTTGAGTAACGTGGATGGGTTGTGACATTAACAAAAGAAGTAGGTGGATTCGATCACGGTCTCTGGTTCTAGATCACCAATGATCGGTGGGTCAGACTCTGCACCAATATGTTTGGCGAAGTCTCGTAGGTAATCATGCTCTGCAAACAAGTGCATGTAGGTTTCTCGTACAATGGTGGATAGGGTAGACATATCCGTTGCACGACAAAGCACAGAGTCGTGAATAAGAGCAATGGGTGCATCAAAACGTAGAGCACTCAAGTGTAGCAGTGACGCATCAAGTGAGTGGATAAGGTTCGGGGCAGTTGCATTCTTGTGGTGATTAAGATCGACCTCATCAGTCTCTCCATCAGCCACCTTCATCTTACAACGACCCAGTAGCTGTAGCTCCATAGACTGGAACTTCTTCTTGTTAAGTTTCTGGTAGACAACAAAACCAGATGGAGTAGTCCACTCTAGGTGGCTAGCACCACGCTTAACAGCAGCTGCTACCTCAGTCTCAATCCATTTCATAACAGCCATGGGACCTGGTACGACCACATCCATAGCTGAACGAATGGCTTTAACAACTTGAGTAAGCTCTTCTTTATCTAACTCTATCCCATCCTCCAAGAAAGCCTCTTTAATGTAACCCCTATTAGAGTAAGGCTTTGCATTGTATGGGATAGTCATAACACAGCGCTTGGTCTTCTTCCTATCCAGGAATGGACGTAGACGCTCTGGAACTGATGGCATAGCAGACTCAGCAACTACCTTGTAGGCATCCTGTGGCTTATCACCAGGTAGGACGTTCACAAGTTTAGCTGTTGACTTATCTCGTGCGAGTCCAGCCAAGATCTGAAGACCACTACAGGTTGCATCAACTGCAACAGGGAGTGATGTGAATTGTCTATCAGCTGCGATCACGCAATGATAATACTCATCACAACTGGCTAAGAATTGCCATGGTTCTTCTGCTGCTTCCCACTCTGGCAAAGACCCAATCGGATCAGTTGCAACACGACTGATGACCT